GACATCCTCCTCAACGAGGATCCTGCATGACCAATCAGTCTCGGCGCGTACAGTCATGCCGGATACTGTATAGCGGATCTCTTCTGTACTCAGGTCCTGTGATACCCTGGCAATCGCGGTCTCAAAGGGAATCTCTTCAAGGTAACTCAGGCTCCGAGCCTGTGTGTAAATCGTCCGAAGATTCGCATCAGACACGACCTTAGCGGCCTCAGGTGCCAGCATATCCAGCACCTCCTGTGCCTGCGTAGCGGCGGTCAAGGTAAGGGTTCCTGTAATGATGGCAATGGCAGTGGCTTTAAGCATACCTGCCACTGTGAACGCTGATCTTACGAACCAAAGCGCATAAATCTTGATTCATAACCAGGGGTATTTCGCATAGAAGACAATACCTGCTGAAAAGAACCCTTCTTTTTCTTCTTCTTTTTAGGTCCGTAAAAATTAATAGTGGACGTTGTGGGCATGCTTGGAGCCGGCGTTGTTACACGGGGCGCCTTTGAGACTTGAGTCAGGGGACTTGGTGGTTTAGCACCAGTAGATGTCCCAGGTCTACGTATAGGGGAACGAGGTGGTTTAGGTTTATTTATCATTACTTACCCCCCATACGCTTCAATGCCTCACGCTTACGCTTCTTCTTTACCTTCTCTGGAAGATTCTTATAAGAAGATTTAGAAGTTTCTTTTGCAAACTTATCCGCGACCTTAGGATTTGTGGCATACAAGTACCGCTGTTGTGCTTTAGATTTAAAGGGCATAACTGTCTACCCCACCCTGTGCCAGTACACGTAAGAGCGCATCGGCCTCGGCCTGCCTTGCTATTTCCAGACGCATCCTTTCCAACAACATCTGCTGTGCTTGTTCATTGCGCAATTGAGAAGCAGATCCGATATTTAAAGACGGTGCTCCCATACCTGCCGATATAGCATTACCTGCGTCAACCCATTGACCAAGTTCTCCCAAACGGAATCCCTGTAATCCACGACGACCGGCATTGGTTAGTCCGAATAGGGGCGCACGTGTAGCGATATTAGAACCTACTACTTCAGTTGCCCCTGGTATTCTTGACAATATTCTTGTAGACACGGCAGGTAGTTCACGGCCAAATACTTTCCTACTGTTAGGTAGAATTTTTGATACCATCTCAGGTATCATTGTACCCTCAGCAACCCCTAACCTTGCAGCGTCCATTGCAAATGGGGCTACCTTAGTACCCCTCAACAAAGCACCTGAGGGTATTAATGTTGACCCCAACTCAAAGGTTCCAGCACCAAGAGATTTAAGCATTTTAAGAAACTCACCCTGACTTCCGTACTTTAGCGCCCGTCTAAAGTCATCAAGACCAAGCAACTCATTGCTCACAAAACTAACAGGGTTAGTTACAATCTCTTTCCCAATAGCAATTGGAATTGATCCTATACCTTTTAGTACATCACCGAGTTCCATATTACTTATCCTCAGTAGAGTACTTTACCGCCAATGCCGCAGCCAATGTCGCAACTGGAATACCAAGCATGACGGCCAATGCCTGCAGGCCGACATCTTTTTCTTGAAATTCCTGACGAAGTTGTGTGGTACTGACATCCTTACCTGCACTAAAGTCAAATGCCGCATCCTGGTCAAAGGCCCTGGCCTGACGCATTGCAGCACGGCGCTCCTCTGGAGCGAACACATTAGATGGATCGAACACTCGATTACCGTTTGAATTCCAACCACCGAGAGCAGAGCCTTCATATATCTGACCACGTCTATTAAACTCATCGAACGCGTTAATTACATCCTGTGGCGTAGCGGGTACGGTTTGGGTAATCTGACCAGACTTAGGTATGTTTGCTACAGGTAGACCAACATCAGGACCACCGAATGCCGCAGGATCCAGAAGCCTACCTGTTTTAAGGTCATAGGTAAATCCAGTAGCCTCCATGGCCTTGGCTATAGCCTGGGCATCTCGTACCACATTGGCCCGTGCGGCAGCGGCGGCCTCGGCAGACATAGGGGACCTACGGGTACCCGAGGACAGTAGGTTGTACAGTGCCTGGATTAAGGGGTTTCTTTTATTCATCGTCGTAATCCTCCATTATAAGCCGGCAGTGGGGACAACATCCGGCTCAGGGCCTCATATTCTGGATCTGTCCCCTGTCCATCCTCACTAAGACTGGATAGTAGCCTTGCTCCACCAAGCGTTCCTGCGGTACCGGCAATAAACTGTAGTGCTTTTAACGCCGCATTTGGGTGAACTTTATTTAAAATATCACGATTAAATTCAACATATCCTGGGTAATTTCGTGCTGCTGGTGTAATAAGATTTTTAGCAACATCTGTACGTGCTACAACTTTACCTTGCATAGCAGCATCAAGAGAATACTGCTCTTGTAGAATAGGATTATTTACAATATCCTGAGCCATTCTTTTTTCTTCTGCCGAGGCAACTTGAGATACATCTTTACTGGCAAGTCCATAGTCGCCTTGTGATCTAAATTTTCTTAGGTTAGGTGCAACTTTAGAATTTCTATCAGCAAGACGTGCAACAGCCTCTGGTTGTTTTGCTAATTCTTGAGCCTCAGGAGATAGCATAGATATAGTATTAAAAAAGTTACTTCTACCTAAGTCTGTATTTAAGTATGTCATAGGCGCAGAAGAGAACTTACTTCCACGGACTATACGTCCCACAGGCCAGTTAATTTGCATAACGGCATTTGCGGGAAGACCCAAAGCCTCAGATAAATATCTACCTGGCAATTGTGCAATTGTAGAGTTAAGTGCTGATCTGGCAGCCTGAGCGGCTACTCGCTCTGGTTTTGCATCTTTTGCTGCTGCATACGATCTTGGTGTTGTTGCTGAAGTTGCTCCCAATCTACTTGCAGCATCTTGTGAGTCTGCAATATACGAATAATCTGGTTGTATTTCTTTTGGAATAATAAGACCAGATGGTGTCATTATTTCTTTTTCAGCGATAGCACCTCGGTATGGCCAAGTTTTGGCAGCAAGACCTGGTACTCCAAGGTTAATAAAGTCAGCATTATTTAATACTGATGCAATTCCAGGAGCAACATCACCGCGCATATTAATTTGATTTCCAAATAGTGCTTGCAGTAAGGCATCATTTGGTACAATTTTTCCTGTCGTTTGATCAACAGTTAAACCGGCAATAGATATAAGAGAGTTTAGTTCGTCAAGAGATGGACCAGCCTGTTTTGATCCAATAGCATTACCTGTAGTTATTCCGTACGTTGGAATATTTGCCATGCTTGACGCTTCAGATGATCTAAGACCCATGATATCCCAAAATTCTGATGGAGTAATACCATCAACAACTCCCTTACGATATATATCAATTGTTTCATATGGAGTTAAAACTGCAAGATTATACATTTGATCGTATATAGCCTCAGCGGCTTCTTTAAGTTTGCCATTAGCCACTAAAGAAAGAACAGCATCATCTACTGTTTTTGTATCAGTAATTTCTCCTACATTTCGAACCATCCTTGCGCCAATTTGCTGAAGATTTTGATTTAATTTATAAGATCCAGATGGTAATGGTCTTCCCTTAGGATGTAGTAGTTTTATTTGAGTTTGTATTTGCTGTAATACTGGCACTACTTGCTGTATAAATTGTGATTCTTGTGGTAAACTTGCTACTGTTGCTTGTGATGATTTAGCAAGTACTTTCAATAATGCACTGTTTTGTGGATCAGCCAACTCTTTTGAAAGTAGTTCATAGTCTATTTTACGTCCATAAGATGGAGATGAAGACATGGCTTCTAAGTACGAACCTGGAACTTTAGATACTGGAGATGCCGTACTAAATTTAGCAATTTCTTTAAATACTGGTGTATTAGCCAATTGCTGTGCAAGATTATCACTTAATGCCATAATTACCACTTCACCCTGTCAGCCCAATAGGCGGCTGACATCTTACCTTTCGCAATGTTTTTGGCATGACGTGCCTTGAATGACTCACGCCTCTTGCGATACGACGTGGATTCACCGGCCTTACGGGGGCTGCCGGATACGCCCTGCTGACCGAACCGGATGGTCTTTACCTTGTCGCCCTCCTTGGCCACAACGATGTGGGACTTAGTGGGGTGCGACGGGGTGCGCTTCGGCTTATTAAAGCCAGAGACGCCGGCCATACGGAGTAGTGCCTGTTTACGTGCGGGGGTCATGCCATTCCCCTCCCACCGCGACCAGCGCGGTACATGGTTTCTGCGGCCTTGATTCTACGCGCCAATGATTGACCTTTGGCCATACCAGCCAACATCTCAAGCAGAGCGTCTACGTTTGGATTGCCGCTAAGTCGTTCGATTGCAAGGATGTCCTCAGGTGAGGTAGCGCCTCTGATCAATTGCATGAATCTACCCTGTTGGTTAGGTAGCATGAGTCCCATGCGTTCTTGTAGTATACGGCCAGTATTGAGTGGATTCGTAATGGTACGGTAGATTTCTGGGCTGATGAGGTGTGATGTTACTTCAGCATCCAAAGCACCATAACCAAACATTCCAGTGTCATTACCTATGGCATTACTCGCGGCTTTTCCGAAGTCTCTAAACGGGGTATTCGACTGGGCACGCCATACAGCATCCATCGCTGCATTCCACGCGCCCTTCGCAGCGTCACCTTTTACAAAAAACCGCGCGGCATTACTCGCGGGAATAGACACCGTCGGAAGGTAGTTCAACAATGCCCGAACCTGTGCCGCATTCGGACCGAAACGTGCGATGTCGTCAGCAGTAGCCTCAACGATGTTAGGGGACCAACGAACCAAATAGTCAGCGGCGCTCATACTATGCCCCTCCTGCCTTCACGACCAGCGCGGTACATAGTTTCTGCGGCCTTGATTCTACGCGCCAATGATTGACCTTCGGCCATACCACCAAGCATCTCAAGCAGTGCATTCACATTGGGGTTGCCGCTAAGTCGTTCGATTGCAAGGACATCCTCGGCGGAAGCGGGCCGTAGTTGATTAATCATCTGCATGAATGGGCCTTGCTGATCGGGTAGCATCAAACCCATCCGTTCTTGATATGTGCGGCCAATATTGAGTGGGTTGGTGAGTAACCGGTATTGTTCGGGGGTTATGAGGTCTGAGACTACCTCGGCTCGCGCGGCATTTTTCGCGGCAGTCCTCGCGGTATCCCACGAGGCATCCCGCGCGGCATTCCACGCGGCATCATCCGCGGCACGCATCTCGGCATTCCTCGCGGTAGCACTCGCGGCATCCCACGAGGCATCCCACGCGGCATTCCACGCGGCATCATCCGCGGCATTCAACGGAGTCCGCCACATCCTATAAGTCGCCTCCGCCCCATCGTCACTCATCGTCGGAAGATAGTTTAACAACCCAAGAACCTGCGCCGCATTCGGACCGAAGCGTGCGATATCGTCAGCGGTGGCCTCAACGATGTTAGGGGACCAACGGACTAAATAATCAGCAACGTTCATTTTGCCCTCCGCTTCTCGGCAATACGGGCACGGGTCCAGGTGTACCAGTCGCACCATTCAGCCAGTTTCTGTGGCCAGATGTGCTCGGCCTTGTACGGGAAGGTGTACTTGATGCCCTTCTTCATCTGACCGATACTGTATGCCACATGGTTCGAGCAGATCATGCGACCCTTGTTATCCTTCCACCCATTAATCTTGATACCAATCAGGTGCAGGCAGATACGGGCGATCTCGCCCCAACCGTACTTACGTCCGGCGCATTCAGCGGATGCGGCCAGGATACGATTCTGTTCCACCTTGGTGCGCCACAGGCGAACTACCTTGTTAGCCGGTCTTGTACGGATACGGAACAAGACACCAGACGGACCGGCCTCTACGGTACGCCAGGCATTGTCATCGATCTTCTCGTGGTAAATGAATACGTGTCCGTACGCGCCTGTGGAGCGGCGGATCAACCAACCGCTGATACCAATGCCGCCATCGAACCCGATGTCGCCTGGTTCAATCTCCAGCCACGGTAGGCCCTTGAGTTCATCCACCTGTTACCCACCTCCAGAATCTACGGATAACGCCGGCCTCCGTGATCTCACCGAGTTCAGGACGTGGGTAGGAATCAGGCCCATAGGTGTTCACACCGACAGGGTTACCGGCATCGTCAGCAACATAGGCAATTACAGTACCGTCTTCACGTTCTTCAATATTTGTAATAATCATGATAGTCTCCCCCAAGCATTGGTAGTAGTTTGTGTAAAGGTGCTGCGTGTAGTAGGCAGTGCAGTCTGACCTGTGGCCGCACCAGTCAGTCTTGGTTCAAGGGCATTGACTGTGTTAGGTGTGAAGGCTCCGGCATAGACGTTTGGTGCGGTGGTACCGGTAACGAGCACACCGAGGGCGTACCGTTGACCAGACAGTAGTTGATAAGAAGCAGGGAATCCACCAGTAGTATCGAATGATCTCGTGTATGCGGTGTTTGTAGAGTTGAACAAGGTGGTGTCTGATGCTGTACGGGCAACAAGTGTAGCCGTGGTACCATCAAAAGTATACAGTCCCATAGCGGCATAGGTAAGACCAGAGGAGGCGGTGGCACCTGATGCCATGGTAATCTGCGATACCGTCATCGAGGTGAGCGGAGTAAAGAAACTAAAGAAGCAGGTACCGGCTGTAATGGTAGCGGTCTGCGCAGAAAAAGACCTTGGAAAGGTATCTACAGCAGATGCGGAATACTGCAGGTGCGCCCTTACGGTATCTACCGAGGCACCGTTTGAGTTAGAAACGTTAAAGAATCCCACGGTATCACCCCACTTGGGCGTACCTGAGTTCTCCACCTACCGCCGATGAGATGACCCACAACTCATTCCAAAGGGCCTGGCCAAGATTCATCGGAAACTCGTAGCCAACATTTGGTCCAAGCGGGATACCGTTAGCCGCAGTAACTCCGTTCGTGTTGCCGAAATACAAGGTGGTGCTTCCCGTATTGACAATAACAGGACGCTCGTTGGCGCCCAGTGTCACCTTTACTGCTGTAGTTCCGACTGAAAGTGTTGCGTTGATCATATGATAATCCTCCTATAGAAAGCCCCAGGTGGGGAATGTTATACCACGTACCTGTGGCCCAGGCGGGACACGAACCAGGTGGTACCGTTGTCGAATGTAATGAACTTGAACCAGTCCGCCTCATCCGCATGGGGAGTAAGGGTGGTGCCACCGTTAGGCTCTGATACCATGGTTCCCCAGGTCAGGGTGTACGGTCCATCTGGACCCTGGATAAGCATGACACTGATCTCAGAAGACTTGTTGGCCAGGTTTTGAGAGAAACCAACCGCAGCATTCATATCAGTTGGTAGGTTAAGGGTTGTATCATCCACCAAGGTCAAGTAGAAGTTGTTAGCGTATCCGGCTTGAACCTCATAAGTTCCTTGAATTTCCTCAACAATCTTGTCCGACCAGTAGCCAGCGTAAGATCTTGCGGAGTATGATTCAAGGTTAAAGAATTCTGATTGAACATTGGTAACACCGAATCCAGATTCTATTGAACTAAGGTCAACATAGACATCCTGACCAGACATTTTGTTGGTTACTGCTTCCCACTGAACTCCGCTATTGGAGCGAATAAGGTCATCGTGGTTAACGGTAGTCTTCTTCTGGAAGAGAGTGTATACCGAACCATCTCCGTTCTCATCCCATACATACCAGTCTCCTGCTTCGTTAGTAGGACCAGTTGCAGAGAAAACAAAGTTAGCAAGGGCGGTGCCCCAATCCCAACCAGGAATGCTACCGTCAAATGAGGCCGGTCCGTACAGTTCCTCAGAGCCTGAGGTAGTATCAAGGTAATACCAACCTGGACCACCAGTGGATGCGGTAGGAGCACCAGCACCTGAGATCAGGGTAACCCAATCTACAGACTCCCAAAATCGTGGAGTAACCGTAAACTGTTCGTCCACTACCTCGTCAATAGCAGCCTGCACATCCGTGGCATCGAGACCTGAAGCAACGTTGTCAAACGATACTTGATCAGCGGATGATGCCCCGCCGCCACCTGAAACTGTACTAAAAAATCCTGACATAAAGCCTCCTGTATATAGCCTACCGTGGGGAGGCCTTAAATAATCGCCCCCGATACCGTACACCATTCGGCGGCACCAGTTCCCTGCTTGGTACCCCCGATTATAGAAGTTGCATCGTCAACGATTCCGGTCTCTGAGAATGGCGCCACACCAGAAAACAAGATAGAACCGTTGTTTGCTGTCCCTGGTTGAATTAGACTCAAGGCTGAGATTGGAGCAGAGTTAAGGATTGCAAAGTTAACGCCATCATGGACCCAGGTGGTGGGACCAGAAGTAATTGGAAGGGACGGGAGTCCAGTAAGTGGGTCTTGATAGGCCTGATATCCGAGGAATCCTGCAAAATATACGACCCCCTCACCACCACGGACCGCTACGATACCCTTAGTCTGATCCATTGCGAGAGTACCACCGACCCTGGCCGATCCCCATGGCTCGAAGTCTGCGGCCAGTCCAGTGCCTGAGAACAATGTAAGTTGGGTGGAGGTCACCGATTGGGTCGGATCATATCTACGCCACCCCCATGTAGTGATACCAGCAGAGGTGAACAACTGTACGTGTGTCAAGAAACCATCGGCCCCTGCCGATATAAGACTGTTTGTAAGTGCGATACTGAATCCATAGCGGGCAACAAAACCAACCACAGGATTAGCCTCAGACACATATCCGTTGTTCAGCCAGACATATCCCCCACCTACCCGCATAGAGGTATTTCCAAGGCCCGTACCAAGGGCGACAACAAGGGTCCCGTCTGTTCGGTATACGGCATAACCACCACCGGCAGTACCGGCCCAGTAGCATCCAATAAAGGTCTTCCCTGTTCCAGTGGCATTTACTGTTCCGGTTATTCCGGTTCCATAAGTATTCAAGGTGAATGTGAAAACATCAAAGTCTATGTCAAACGAGGTACTACTGGTGGTTCCCACTACGGAGTATGATCCCATAGGTACGAGTATCTTACCTGGAATTGCTGCATCGTATATCGAATCTTCAAGTACTACGGTATCTCCACTGCGATAGTAATGAGTAGACGTTGTATTTATTCTTGTAGTTGCACCGATCGCCTCTATACTTGACGTGCTAAAAGAGAATTTACTGTTTACAAAACCCACAGTGTTGAATGATGTTCCCGTAGCCGCAGTGGCCGCTGTAGTAGTGGTCCAACCCCCCGCCTTGGTATAGAGATACAATGTCTTTGATGGGGCATTGGTGGTAAGTACGGCAACAGATGATCCACCAAATGCAATCTGATATTCCCTGGTAGTGGCTGCACCAAGTTCAGTAGTAATTGCCACGGGAGATCCAAGGTCATAAGATGTTCCAGTATCGGTACAGTGTGCAATGAACTTATATACGTCGTTTGCAACCAAGTTGTTACTCTTATAGGCAATGAATGTGCGGACACCATATCCAAGCAATCCATCCTTATCATACGTGGACCACATTGCCCTGCAATCATGACCAGTACCTGCACCTGTTTGAATATCTGACGTAGTGAATACATCGCCAAGTATTCCGTTAAACGGCATTCCAGTAACTGGCGTAATAGTTCCAATACCTGTTACTACACCAGGGATAGTCGGTACTGTTCTGGTAGATGGGGTACCACCGAGGTCATCTGCGAGTTCTTCTGCTTTATTTTCAAGATCCTTGAGGGCCTCATCGCGTGCATTGTTAATTTCCCCAAGTGTATCCTCTGGAGATCCGAGACCAAAGAATACCTTATTACGATCTGGTACGTTTCTACTTTTCATTTAAACCCCCAAGGCCGCCCAGGTCTTTGGTCCCACCTGTCCATCTGCCACACCAACTGCGTTGATGTTGCGGCGCTGAAAATCTCGCACAGCCTCATCGGTCTTCTTACCAAAGTCACCATCAACCAGGAGGTTAGCACCGTTCTTATTAAGGAGCAACTGCAGCCAGATAACCGCATCCTTCTCGGCCAGTGGTCCCTTGATCCCACCTGAACCGAGTTTAAGTCTCATCTTCTTTGCGGCCTGGAGTCCCTCATCTACTTTATCAACCAACGGTGCGGGTGGTGTAATTCCCCCCTCAAAGTCAATAACGGCCTGAGGGAGTTTATCCCCCGCCACGTAGACCAGGTGCCAGGGCTCTGACTGTAGTTCCCAGGAGAACCCGTACTTGTCTGCGTTCTTCAGCAACCAATCGACTGCCTTTTTGTCGATAGACTTGACTGGCCACTCAAAGGCCTCGTCGCCATCGGCGTCAATCGCCAGGTCCAATGCCAGGGCCCACCCATGGTTGCTGGTGCCAGGCACAGCGGCCATGGCTGTCTTAGGGCGCTGATACCAGACCTGCCCCTGCCAGCGCTTGGTGGGACGGCCAGGCAGGACGTCTGTAGTGTACCTTGATTTAAAGAGTACGACCTGCTGGTCATACGTGCGGTAGCCCTGAGATAGTGAGAGCAAGATACCATCTTTCCATGCGGCGGAACGCATGGCATGCCAGGCCCTTGCCGCAATATGATGCAGTTGACCTGTTGGTTTTATTGGTTTTACAAGTTCCTTTGGAAGGAGTCCGTTAGACCTACCCTTTAGATCAGAAGGTACCGATGGTTTTTTAATAGGAAATTTACTCATTGCCACGTGGCCTCCCACCGCGGCGGCGCTTTAGTTCGTCCTCAAGTCTATGTACCTGGGCCTCAAGATCAGCGACTCTGGCGCGGAGGGATGCATTCTCAAGAGCCAGTGCCTCGGTCTTGGTCAATTGAATACGGGCCAACTCAAGTTCGGCCTTTGTGGTAGTCAGTTCATTACGCAACCATTCTATGGAATTGCCTTGTGCATCTACAACGGATTTAAGATTATTAACTGCCTCGGTAAGGTCCAACATAGAATTGGATAGTAGACGTCCAAGCATGGATCTCAAGCGTCGCGATTTAAGGGCACCGCCAAGCAGTCCGATAATACCTGCCCCACCACCAAGGCTAATAAGCAATTCCTGTATAGACATAGTTCACATCCTCATTAAGAGCCGTAGGTGGGGATTCCCCTATCGGAACTCCTTAATTGTCCTAAAACATCCGCATAACTCTTTCCAGAAGGTGGTTTCATAAATTCCTCCAACTTCTTTTTCATTTCTACCCGTTCCCTGGCACCCTGACCGGTAGAGATCATGGCCATCAATTGTGGCAATGGGACATTCTTGTTAAGTTTGTCACGCAACCAGTCAATATCAACGTTTGCATCATCGGCAGCGGCTCGTAATTGGGCGTTAAGTTTCTCCGATGTTTGCCTTGCACCCTGACCAATTGATTTCTCCGATATTAAAGTTGCACCATATGGGGCACCAACAAGTACGTTAAGCAAGTTGACCAAGCGCTTCTCTCGATCAACCGGCAATCCGGCAGCGGAAAGCAGTCGCTTCGCTGTACCATAGTACGGTATTAAGGTACGTGTCTGTCCCTGCAGCAACTCCATATCGGAACCATAGGAGTAACCAAGTTCAAAGTTTCTGTTCGTAATCAACTCAATAGGGCTCTTTATAATAGGACCAAGAGTCGAGATTATTGCATCACGTCTTGGCCATGGGATTGGTATACCACCGATAAACACGGTACCAAACATACGGTCAGCATCTTGCATGGGAAGTTTAGGGAACAACCCAAGATATCCATCTCCAGTTTTAATGTATGAAGAAAATCCACCGTTAATGTCCATATAGTCAGGCAGGAAGTCATTGATCCAGGCCGCATCTCCATCAATATCAAAGGCCTCTTTTGCCTCATTATTAGCATTGTAAAGTTTTAACATCTGGTCGCTGGACAAGAATGCCGCCCTCAATTGTAGGGGTATGTTATGCCTGGTCCAGGTATAGAATGGAACAAACCTCTTCACCCAAATCTCAGCATTTGACAGGTCCTGGTAGTCAAAGTGAAGCATATGCACCAAGTCCATTGCGGATGCCTCATTACCAAATTTTGCATAACCATCAACATATGCAGCAAAACGAGGGAACAATTCACTCAATTGGGCAAAGTCGTTCAATACATTCTGAACAGGGTTATTTAGGATAAACGTTACTACGGCACGATACTTGTCTTCTATTGGACCAGATGATGCCTCATCGAAACGGAACTGAATACCTGAGCGACGGGATAGTGGTTCTATATTGGCCATTCCGAGTCTTTGAAGTTCATTCATTTGATAGAAAGTGTCAGTAGAGAAATGACCACCACGACCCAAGAAACCAGAGAATAGATCAATTGCTGATTTATCCCCTACCTTAATACCACCGATTTCTTTTTCAAGGCGCTCTTTGGCAATCTCTACCAATTCAAAGTAGGACTTATCTGGATTAGCCTTTGTGACCTCCCTTAGTACTGTCTGTACCCTATTGAGTACAACTGCAGAAATACGGTGGGATTTGTGGGTCACACGATACAGGAAGTTCATTACTAACGCACCAACCAAGTTGGTAATTGCATAGGCCGGACCTCTTGCTACAGTGGCGCCCGTCTTCCATACCAATGCTGCAGGGTCATAAATTTTAGACATCCACTGCTGCCATTCAGATGGATCCTGTTCCGCACGATAGAGTCGTTCCATTGCGGTACGTACACCCTCGGGTGCAAACGAATCTTGTAGTGTCTTAGGTAGATAGAGTTTTACGTTTTCTGGACCAGAACCAATTTTAGCAATACCTGTTTCCGAATAAAGTTCCTCAGCCGCACGGGACATACGCCTGCCCTTACGGGTAAGACCAGAGAATGGACCAGACAACACGGCCTGCTCTGCCTCTCCCAGGGCACTGAGTTCTTCTGGAGTTACATGGCGACGTATGCTCTTGTATGTATTGTACAGATTCTCCATTGTAGAAAGGGCATCATCCCTGGACATATCTTGCAGACTGTCCATTAAAACGTTCATACGCTTGGTGCTCGAAATAACACGAGCCACCTCAATCTCGATTTCTGGTAGTTTCTCTGCCAGTTTTACTATAAGTCTGGCATATTCCGCACCAGCACCGGCCCTTTTGGTGGCATAACCAAGCATCTCCTTTAGTTCCCTATGTGCCTTTACCATGGCATCACGGGCCTCTGTGATGATCTTTTTCTCATCATCAGTCATATCCTTATACGCTTTTTTCATGCCCATCTTAATATCAAGGTATTCAGATTTAGCCCTGGTGTATCTATTTACCAGTGCATCAAGACCCTGTGCTCGTAGAATTGTAGTATCCTCAACAGCCGCCCTGGCATCCAATAGGGCTTTATCCTTACGTGCCCTGGCACTATTGGCAATTGCGGCGGCTCGTTCTTGTACGACCAGTGCCTCTTCATACATATCAAAGTTACGCTTCTGGGCCTCATCAAGTTGATCGTATACACCCTGACGAAGTTCACGTGCCCTTGTCAATTCCTCTCTGGCCTGCTGATTGGTTATAATTTCCTCATTAAGACGTTGCTGTGTACGAGATACCTGTACATCCGTGTCAGCCAGGACATCGTACCATGCGGTAAGATTATCGTCCAGCAACTCAGGGGAGGGTCCAGGCAACGGCAATCTGGAGGCCATAAATTCATATGATTCCTTGGCCTGTTCGGCCTGGTTCGCTGCTTTAGACAGTCTTGACCTTGCGTTATTATAGACACGTTGCGCCTCTTGTACCAATGCCCCTACATTGTTAGGCCCACCTGCGGCGTTGCGGGCCTCGGTAGTAGCGGCACGTAGTCTATCAGCGGCTGCCTCTACGGCACGATTTGCCCGCAACAATTCCTGGTTTGCGCCCCTCAATGCAAGTTGGGCATCTTTAAATGTAGTAAGTGTTTCTCCCCTGAAAAGCATCACATCGTTCTGTACCCTCTCCAATTCTTTTGGATCCAGGGCCGCACGCAGTTTAGCGTCAAGGGCATTACGTACTGCCTCTACCCTTTTAGCGATCTGAGGAGATACCTTTCCTACTGCATCCCTAAAGGCCTGACCGTCAACTGTTTCAATGAAGGTACGTTGCTCCGCGGGAAACTTAAGGATGGCACCTGTTTGAGCAGCACGATCGGCAAATCTTTTTGCAGATAGGCTATTGTTTGCCCATTCAAGATATTTTTGAGTAATAACAACTGGATCTTCAATATACTCAAGTTCATCATCCGCAAGTTTACCAGCAATACGGAGTCGCTTGTTTGCCTCAACTGCACTCAGGTTTACAACATCTGGATCTTTAGGATCATCAAATCCAGCGAGTTTACGTTGCTCTGGATCTGGCATACGTTCCTTTAGACTACGCCTACCATAACCACCAGAGTATGCCACGGTCTCGGTCCTTGCGCCACCAGTGTACCCCATTTTAAGTTTCTTCTGATGGGCCTCGTCCGTACGCATCAATGGAGTAAAGTCTGGTCCAAGATCACCTACTTCAATACCAGCAGCCTTAAGATCGGCATGGGCGTCCATAATTGCTGTCCTTAGGTTTGCCGCTGCTGCGGTTCCCTCTTGTTGCGCAACACTCATATTCGGACTAAGTGGGGCACGGGGACTATGGAATGCGGCCTTAAATGCGGCTTCATATTCCCCCCTTGCGGTTGGATCTGTAGCATAAACCTTTGCCGTAGCCAGAGCCCCTGATACCTTACGGGCAGACGCCTGGCTAAGGTCTGACAGGAATAAACCCCTCTCCTGCAATTCATCCTTAAAAGTAACAAAGTCAAGAAGGGTGGTTCTATCAATGTCAGACGGCTTTAACTTGGAAGCAAGTCCTTTTTTTACATTTGCGTACACTACACCTGATTTACCTGAGAAGTTTTCGGTAAGGAAGTTTACTGGTGGTAGGGCAGATAGTGCAAATCGTGCCTTGTTAATAGCCTCAACAGCCTCACCACCAGCACCCCTTCCTCCGGCAATTTTCTTTAGTGGTTGACCGGTAACTGGATTCTTCAGGAATATACCACCACTTACCTCAGTAGGTAGGCGTTCCATAAACTTAGCGGCAAGGTCATCGCTTCCTAACAATTCGGCTACAGTACGGCGAATCTTAGGGCGACCTCCCGTAAGGAGGGATTCACCCACCAATAGTCCAAGTTGGGAACCAGCGTGAGATGCCTTGATCTGTGAACTTACCAATCCATCCGTGCCCATCTTAAGGATATCCACAGGGGAACCTGGTGTGACTTCAATACCAAGACGTATTTGCGCCTTTGCTGCTTGATTCAATCTCGTTGAATCAAACAAACGATCAACAAGTGTTGTGGCCTCATTGGCACGTCCTGATTGTTTTAATAGGTCATCTGCAACACCAAGCATCTGGTTTCCGTTGCGCACGGCCAATACCGCTGCGCCTTTCTTGCTGAAGAGATTTACAGGTCCAACATAGTTTATGGGATCAGTAACTATATCCAAGGCAAGGGCACCGGCGTATTTAGTAAGTCTTTCTAAGAACGGGTCATCATCGTTCACCCTGATGATATCGCCGCCAGTGATGGCGAACTCTCCTTTAAATGAACGATACGCCGCCTCAAATGGATTCATTCCCTCCATTTCATTGTTAACATCACCTATACCACCCAAGGTGGACGAGGTAAAAGCGGTTACCAAACGTGCCGGTGCGGTAAGAATACCCTTCTCCTGGTCAAATAGACGGGATAGGATACCTTGTTTTTCCTTTGGTTTTGGTTTTTTATCAAGTGCTTTTATACCCTTAACAGCGCGCTGAGAAGAGGTAATGTTACCCATTATGCTCTTGAATGACTTCTCCGAGGAGGTAGGAATTTCAAATCCAGAACGTTCAAGATACCGCTTGATCTTTTCATTCGCTGATGACTGAGGTGTGAAACCATTTGCCATGGCTTACCTCCTTAACCGCCAAACCGTGTAATAAGGTTTGGGTTCATGGTAACAGCGGTCAAGAACGAGGACTTGCCAGCAACACCCTTTCCGTATGCCTTCTCAAGTTGTTGCTTAGTCTTACCCTCAGCCGTATCCCACAAGTAAGCAGCAGTTGATCTTGCGTTGGTAACCACATTCTGAGACTCACGACGAATCCGATCATCCTCGCGACCGGCCTGCCAGATGTTAACTGCCTGCTCTTGCTCCCTGGCAATACGGTTTGCTTCCATCTGATTACGGTAATCCAAGTCAGCCAGTCTGGCGTTGGCAATCCTATCGGCGGCGTTTTGTTCAGCGGCAAACCTCTGTTGTGCTGCAGCGAGATTTATCATGTTTAATAGTCCTGAGGCTGTACCGGCACCTTGCTCGGCAGTTGATAGTGCCTGCTGTTGTAGGGCATTGGCAGCAGCGGTAGATTCAGCACCGAGGTAATCAGCAAGGGTTGCACCATAAGTAGGTGTAGTCTGTTGGGCCGTTGCCATTTCCCCGCCCATGGGGGCAAGGTCCCCTACCATTGAAGGTTCAGCCGAAGTACCACCGCCGGCAGCAAGTTCGGCCTGGGACAGTCCCAGGTCCTGGTACAGGCGATCTATTGTAGCAGCAAGATCTTGACCACGAACCTGCTCAGCCTCGGCATAATTACCGATGTCCTTGGAAAACTCTTGATATGCGTTGGCGATATCCTGTCCAGTTACTTGACCGGTTGCTGCAAGTGTATTAAGATAATCATTAAGACTGGCCATTGCTCTTTGGTTAGCCTCTGAGGCCAGACCCTCGTAGTTAGGGGCAGTCATCTGTTGGGAGAAAACAGGTGAAGTGTAAAGTTCTTTTAGTACATCTGCTTGACTTGGACCACCAAACATAAGATCAGCGTAGGATGGACCTGCCGGTATACCTGAAAGACCAACTTTGGTATCATTATCTTTGATATAATCCCATATGGACTTACCAACGGCTCCGATACCAAGGGCCCCAAGACCGTATTTTAATTTAGGAACCTGACTTATAGGCTTATTAAGATTGCCGACAAAACCAGAGACGCTATTGCCAAAACGACTACCGATGTTTCTGAATGAACCAGAGCCTACATCGCCTGCTACATTTCCGGCACCACGACTGAAGCGACCGAAGTCCAACAACCCCGATATCTTTCTAAAACCCTTTCCAAGTAGTTGTCCACCAATTCTTTCAAGTCCCATTATATACCTCCTAAGTATGGCTGAAGTTGACTTATTGTCCTACCTACCCTGTTTACAAGTAGATTATTCTCGGCATTAATCAATGCCGCTTCATACGCGCTCAATGCCCCTGTCGATTCCCTGCCGAGTCTGGCTGTACGGTCCATGATACGACTTAGTATATTAGAACGACCGAGGGCCTCGCGTTGACGGTATTGATCAATAGCCATACCCAGAGTAGCAGGGGACATTCCGAATCCAAGTTCCCCAAGCATGCCTGCGGTGTCTATCGTACCACCCTGGGTCGCTCGTGCCAATTGACGAAGTGCCTCTTGATCTACGGTACTGCCTTCTCTCCTTGCCATATCGATTGATGCATTATACGTATCAAGGTTTTTTTGGGCAGTTGCAAGTGCGGTGTCGTATATTGCTTTTGCTGCGGCGTCCGCCTCGGCCAGACCACCAGGTGGCGTTGGTGCGGTAGCGGGATTATCTGTAGTACTACCAGTACCACCACCAGTAGCAGTACTACCACCAGTGCTACCGGTAGTGCTACCCGTACCAGAAGCAGTCTGCCCTGTGGTACTTCTAACTGGCATCGCACCATAGGGAGAGGTAACGTATCCACCAGTTTGCCCTGTAGTTGCTGTCCTTGGTGCCACTGTACCAAGACTCATGGGTTGGTTAGGTGAAGCATTTCCTTCTTGAAAACCTTTATAAGTTTTATAAATATTTTGTCCAGTTTCAGCGGTCCTGAATGCATTCAGTCCCCGTGATCCAAACTGTGTCAACCTTCCGGCATCGTCCGCAAAACCAGGAAGTCGGGATACAATTTGTCCGCCAAATGGACTTGATTGTAAGATAGTTCTTCCTAACCTACCACCTTTTACTATTCTTCCGGCAGGTATAAATGTTGAACCAAGTTCAAAGACACCGGCACCAGCGGATTTCAACGCCTTGCCCCAATCACCTTGTTTAGCGTACTTATAGGTACGTCGAAAATCGTCAACGCCAAGAAGTTCATTAGCGGCGAATCCGCCGACGCCCCGTAGTATGTCTCCGAAATCCATGCTGTGTCTCCTCTATCTAAGCCGCCAGTGGGGAATCATTTGTCCCCGATCCTTGGTGTTTGTCCGCTTACCCAGAATGACGCCGACTGCAACTGGACGTATCCGGTAAAGGTAACCGTGGCCGAGCAGGAGGCTTGGGGTCCGATACCGGCATTAACAATAAACTCACCGAGGATGCCCTTATCGGAGTAGGTCCGGTTTAGTGTACTGAGATATTGGACATCAGGTGGAGAGGCAGACCCTGATATATTCAAAGCGCCCGTGGACTGGACCCTTACCGTACCTACTGTGCAACTTGTGGGGGTGGTGAAGGTCATTCCGAACTTGTGCCAATTCGTACGCTTGTGGTTTGATACTTCTCCAGCGGTCAGGGTAGAAACAGTTATGGTAATATTGTTATTGTCAATCTTACCCCTCTCTGTGCCAAGTCCAGATGGTGACATTCGCATTACGTTGCCTGTATCGGTAGCAATGAAGAACATCTCGCTCCTTGCACCTACCATTGATCGAACACCAAACGGGGTACCATTACTACGGTTGAGAACCAATTCCGTCCAACAACCGGTACCACTCCTATCTTCTTGATCCGAGGCCATAATCGTAAAGCAAAGTAGCCTCCCGTCTCTCCAGGCAAATAGGTGTTTTCCAAATTCCGCTACATGGTCATCCTCTGTTGCCACATTTGGGGACTTAGGACCATATCGATCAAGTCTATCACAGTCCTGACCATTTGTGTACCAGATACCCCCGAGTCGATCAATGAACACTACAACACCTGCTTCTGACCATGAGGTAGAATAGTTTTTGTGCAACTTGGTGGTACGACGTGGTGCTCCAATTCCGCCCCTAACAAGTTCAATACGAATGGCGGTTGGGTCGCTGGTGCCACCATACTGAATGACCCTGGATAGATATCCACGGATCCTGAAGACTCCGTCAAGGGCTGAACCGGCAGTGGTTACTATGATGACGGTATCATCCAATACGTGCATACCCGCGATCGCCACATCAGTCTTGCCTGGAATCAACACGGCACGTGGGTCAAACATGTCAATATCTCCACCCGTAGAGAAATAAATACCACCACGGTGGGGACCAGTATTACCATCATTGAGCAGGAAGTATGCAGTGTTCAAGTTTGCTACTGCCTTAATTTTAGTATCTGCAACTGATGCTGCCACATATAAAGACGTCCATGAGTTTGGTATAGTCTGGTACGCCCCTACTTCTACTCGGTATTTGTAGGAGTAGGACTTACCTGCCGACACCGCAGTTGAGGTTATTGTTGCCCCTGATGCCACTGTAAATGTAACACTCGATGGTGTGGCTACAATTGTATGAGTACCATTCAGAAGACTGTCTACATTCACAATGTCAACCTTATCTCCAGCGGTATATCCGTGCGCTCCTGCGGTGGTTAGTGTCGCAGTTCCAGATGAGGATTCTTTATTAGATACGGTGGCGGAGACATACGTATCATTCTTCACATAAATAATACCAGATCCCTCATTATAAATAACGCGCGCATCTGTAGGAATGTTTACTGGAAATACCGCCTCTGCTGATCCGGTCCCGAAGGTATCAGAACCGCCAGTAGTAGTCAAGTAGGCGTCGGCCTGGTATGTGGCCTCGCCGGCCTCATCAGAACGCCATTCAATATCACCAAGCATTAAGATGGATCCCTTCATTGTGCCAACATTAGCACGAGGAATAATACCACGACCAGGCAACAGGGTTGCAAACTTATCAAGATAGGTATATGGGTGAAAGGCTCGGAATGGACTGGTACCAGTAAACCATGTTGGGAATGGTACCAGTGTTCCGGCTGAATCTACCTTGGCCTTAATGTAATCGCCGGCGTCGGCGTCATGCATGGGGGCCCTACGAACGTTAGGGAATGTAACAGCCTTGACAGATGGTACCGAGGTGTCAACATACAACACTACCGCCTGTTGTGTAATTCCGTCTGAGGATCCGTTCAGGGTAGTGCTATTTAGCAACACACTACTTGCAACTTCAATTACAGATCCAGTGTATGTATCTTTTGATGAGTTAGTAAGGCTACCACCGGTAGGTGTCTTTGCGTATTTATATACAGGAAGTGGTACGGAGCAAATAAATTTATAATCCGTGTTTGAGACAATGGAGATCTTTGCATCGCCGTCTGCGTTGTAGTTCTCTGCCTGTGTGATCTGTGTCCATGACACGGCATTGGCAGTAGTATAGGCAGCGTCTACTGCTGGTACGGTGCACCACCATAAAGTTCCAGTAGTCTTAATTCCTACCAGGAATGTACCGGCGGAGCATACAAGTGGATAGACTGCTTGGAATCCAGTAGCGGATGATCCTACTGTTTGTATTCCCCATTGGCTTTCAAAGTTTAATTCACTTGATGGGATAACTCCCTTGAGTTCCGCCCATTGTCTTGCGGTAAAGTCGTCGGGAACAGTAGATTCTTGAATGCCGCCAGAGAAGTCATTGATTGTAATTTTCTGCATGTACCCCTCCTATCAAGCCGGACGGAACCAGGGAAAGTACTTCCTCGACTCAATACCGTCTTGTCCAAGTTGAAATGTCCTACTATCATGATTAAGTTCATATAGACCATACATACCATCCAATAAAGAGGCGTACTCTGCCAGGTAGTATTCGGTTCTATTGGTGTCATCGGACACAAAAGCAAGTACCTTTACCGCTGCTCTGTAGGCCAGGGCCACGTGGAACTGTGAGTCAAATACGGGTGAATCTGTACCACTGGATAGTTCCACATTGGTGCGGGTGTACCTGATCTTTACGGTCTTATTCGTATCTTGTTCTGGTGCGAATTTAAATACACCCGAAAAGTTAACATCGTAGCGTATTTGAGAGTCGCTGATTTCTACATGGTCAAGTTCCGGTGCCTGTACCATTTCCTCTACGTTGCCGTTTATATCAATAATATAAGCGGACAGTACCCTTCTGGTACCGTTGGTCAAGTTGATGGTGTGTATACCATCTACTGCGGCTGGTACAGTCCCACTATGGGTCAGTTCCAACCAGTCCCAGTCCCGTTCCCGTGCAATCTCATTATAGGCTTCATTTATCCAAGTATGAATGAGAGTATCGGAGACAACGTCAGACGAGTAAATTCCCGTTAGGTCCCTAACATGTGTGGTAAGTGCAGTTCTATTCATTTACTCTCCGTATGATCCTCATCAATAGCCGCAAGTGGGGAACTTGTCTCCATAAAAGGCTAAGGCCCCCGCCCCTTTGGGGAGCGGAGGCCGTTGCCTTCCGAAGAACTACTGAGATTAGTAGGTGCGGATGAGGACGCCGTTCGCACGACGCTCGGAGGTCCCGAATGCGAGGGACGAGGCGAGCGGTACGACGGTGTCGAGGGTGCCTTCGAGGGCCTGTGCGGGGAAGCCCTTCATGAACTCACCAGCGCAGTAGCCGAAGCGGAGGCTGTTGGTGTTCAAGAAGTAAGCGCGGTCATCTGCACAATCCGGATCGAGACGGATCTCGAGGTCGCCGAACTTGATGCTGGTGAAGCGGGTCTGGGCTGCACCGTTCGGGTCGTTGTAGACCGTGCGGGCGATAGCCGAGGCGCCGTTGGTACCAGTCAGCCAGTTCTCGAACTCTTCGTACACATCGAAGCCCACGATCACTACGTCAGGACGCTTGCGCGAGTTGCGGTAGATGTCGTTGGTGATGGTGCGGAAAGCCTGGACGATGTCCTGAGACGAGTCTGCGATTTCCTGACGGGTCGACTGCCAGTAGGACTTACCAGAGTCGTTCGGGTTGATCCCGCCGACTGGAACCCACTGGGCGTTCGAGGAGTCGAAGTAGGCATCCGAAGAAGCGTTGCCGAACACCATGTCCAACGGCATGATTTCGCCGGTGTTGAACGCTGAGGTGTTCTTGTGCAGTTCGGCCACGATGAAGTCAGCGTGATCGGCTGCAGCGGCCTTGACGTATTCCTCGACCAGGTTCACGATTTGCTCGGGACCAGAGTTCTGGAGAATGTCGCGGTGCTTCAGACGGAAGGGGGTGATGATGGTGTCGGCCCATTCGTACACTGCGGAACCGAGGATGTCGGAAGACACAGATACGGAGAACGGAACGGAACCAGCGGCTTCGGACGAAGCGTGAATCCCCTTGTCGGTGTAGTTGGTAGCGGACAGGTTTGCCGCGCGAAGCGGGATAACCAGGCCACGACCGGTCTGCGATTTAGCAGACTTTTTGAAGATCTCGAGAACAGGGTGGTCCAAAAGGACGTTGTCCACGAGTTGCTTTTCGTACTTCTGTAGGGTAGAAGTGAAAAGTTGGGTGAATGCGTTGTCACCAAGTGCCATGATGTTTACCTCCTAAGGTTGTTTGAGTATGGCTCTTTACTGGTCCAATCCTTAGAGGTTATCTACCATCAGATGGACAATTCGCCCATCGTCTGGCGGATGATCTCCGTCAGATCGGAGCCGTCTGAAATTGGTTTGGCTCCTGCGGAACCTGCACCTGAACGCCCGACGACCGAGGCGTTCTTTTTCTGCTTGGCACGTTCCTTGGTCTTCTCGGCAACTTGCTTCTTCTTTTGAGACTCCTCGTACTTCAATGCCTTATATGCGGCCTTGAGGTTCGTGAGTTCATTTTCGTAAGCATATTGCGCAAGACGAGTGCGGAACGCATCACGCTGGCTGGGCTTAAGTTTCAGTCCCTCGGCTGCAAGAATCTCATCGATCTGCAGTTCGTATTGATTCATCGCTTGCGCGACTTCTGCCTCATACGCTGCCTCTTGTGCCTTGGTCTGTTTCTCTTGCTCAGACTTCGAGACTTTACGCTTCAGTTGTTCTACCTCAGTATCTTTGCCCCAGGTTTGACGGACCTCTTTTGTGATCCCGAACATCTCCAAGAACTCCTGATCAAGAAGATTGGCGGTAGCCAGTTCTTTAATCAACAGTGCCAAAGACATCGTCGGATTGTCGGTGTTGGCCGTAAAGTGTGCCAGGACTTGAACGGGATTTTCATCCCATGCTTCATCCAGGACACCCAGCGTATTCAGTGTTTCTGCAAACTCTGACTGTGCTGAGATCAACTCCTCACGCTCCGCGGCGAGGGCCTGGGCCTTACGGGTGTAGTCCGCTTGGCGCTGGTATCCGGCAAGTGCTTCTTTGAGACTAATCTCAACGACTTCACCGTCTACCTTCACCTGGTATGTCTCTGCCAGGTGTGGATCTTCATCACCCTCCTCATTGTCCTCTACCTCATCGGTCTCGAACTCCTCGTCCTCATCGAGATCTCCAATAAGATCATCAATGCCGACTTCGTCGGAATCTTCAGGTTCCTGGTCCTCTGTCTGGTTGACCGGTACCTTGTTGGTGTCCGGTTCCACAGTTGCCAGGGATTCCTGGATAATGTCAGTAAGTGATTGGTTTTCCATGTTTCCTCCAGTATCGAGTCCTTACCCAGGTGTCCTCTAAGGGATCTGGTTCAGGGTTATTCGTGGGTTGCGGGAATACAACCCTCATATATAGCCGTGAGTGGGGAAAAAAATTCCCCACCCTAACGGCGGTATAGTTTCTTGGCTGCGGAAGCAGCCGTTTCCAGGGTGCCGGTCCATCGGGGAAGGAGATTCAAAAAGGTCTCACGCTGCTCATTGGTCATAGGGCGCATGAGATCGGACACCTGTTGTGCAAGGATTGGTGGTACAAAGTCATATTTTCTTTGCAGTTGGCCTTGAATGGCGGGCCATACCTTTCCTGTCCATTCGCGGGGAATTCCAGCATTTTCCAGTTCTTTCATATCCATAGTAAACTTTTCAATACCTGTTTGGTATACTATTTTCTTTAGATTAAAATTTTTAGATTTAGCCACTTGATCGTCTATTATAGCGTCCATCTTATCTCTAAGCAAATCCTCCTCCCTTCTCCAACGATTATAAAATCCTCGCTCAAAACCGTCGTTGCGGCTATATAGTTGGTATAGGTCATCAAGCCGTTTTTGATATTCCCCACCCGTCAACTCACCAGGCTTTCCCCCCTTCCAGCCCCAATCGTCTGCGACCTTGGCGAGTCTACCAATAGCCTCTTCACGAGCACTCATGACGGCCTCCGATACAGTTTCTTGGCTGCGGATGCAGCGGTTTCCAGGGTACCAGTCCACTTAGGAAGTAAGTTTAGGAATGTTTGACGCTGTTCGTTGGTCATAAGGCGCATGATGTCTGAAATCTTTTCCACCGCTATAAAAGTGCTATATAGTCCATTGTGAAGCAATAATCCAGCAGGTGCCCTATCCATGGCATCTGCAATCTTTCCAGTCCACTTTCGTGGTATTCCAGCGTCTTCCATTATCTTGAACCTTTCTAAATCATAGATTGCATCGGGTTCAAAACCTCCTTTAACCATAGTTTTAAACTTTGTTTTTAAACTTGGATACTTTGACCTATCTCTTTGTTTTTGCACAGCATCACTTAGAATAGTTAATTCCCTCCAAGCATTATCAGACTCTCGAGAAAAATCACTATTGGCTACACTCTCAGCCCTTCTGAGTTTTTCCTTAAGGCTAAAGTTATCATTAAGACCAGTTAGTTCCGATAGTCTGCGATTAAACTCTGTACCGCTAATCTCACCAGGTTTCATCTGAGAAGGGCTCCATCCCCAATCGTCTGCGACTTTAGCAGCACCTTTAACGATTCTCTCTAAGCCTTCACGTTTTGCGTTCATGGCTTAGTCCTCGTCTTCGGACTCTTCTTCGTCTTCTTCTTCGGTATCCTCGGCTGGTTCCATTTCGCATTCGCAACACGGGCATTCACATTCTTCCATGTCCTTAGTTGCCATTACAGCGGTACCGCATTCTGGGCATTCCCAGTCTTTTCCACCTTCTTTGTACTCAGACTTAGCCGAATCCTTACCGTGGAATTCCTCCATCGGCTTGGCCAACTGCTCAATCGCGGCAAGTTTAACAAACTTATCCATTACAACATCACCTCCCCCATTCCTGCGGCTGGTACTGGAGGACCGCCCAGGGCGGCCAGATCCTGCATCATCGGACTATTCATCTCTGGTGATACAGGGGCTCCACCCTGTTGGGCAAGCATGGCCATCAGTTCAGGCGGTAACTGTGCTCCTGCCTGTGCTTCAGGTGCCATTGGTTGACCCTCGGGTACCGCCGGTTGTGCGGCGACCATGATATGGTCTGGGTTTAATCCCATGTATGATAGTGCTGTACGTAGTGCCGGTTCTGGACTATAACCGAGTTGGGCCAGTGCTGGAATTACAATTTGCAACATCTCGAGTCCCTGACGTGCACGACTGGCTGGGTTAATGGCCTGTGTGGAACCTCCCTCTGCTTCAATCGAAAACTCACCGTCAATGTCCTCTGAGGTAATTTGCAACCATTGTGGTGCGTTAGGTCCGGCAATACGAATTGCCTTGCCCTCGTCCATGAATTGCTGACACAGACCGAGGATACGCGTACCGATCTCACGACTTGCCTTTTCGACGTTCGTCATTTTATCAAGGGCCCTGGTAGTTGAGGCACCCTCAACTGCAGCAGCAGCAGTAGCAGGGACGCGTGATGCACCAGAAAGGGCGCCCATCTGCAGGTCGGAGATACCAAGAATCTGCTGCATGTAGGTCTGCATCTTGTCTTCCATGATGTAGTTATCAGACGGTGTAGCGAGACGCTGCACTGGTTGCAGGACCTCTTGCATGGACACATTCCCAGGTAGATCCACGGGAATTACCTGGTCTGGTCGGTTCTCTGCGAGTGCCTTTGCAAGTTCTGGTGTCAGTACCTTCTTGTTAATGAAGTACTTGTTGCCCACACGCTTGAGGTCATTGATCTCGGCGACCATGATCTCGTTGACCATCAATTGGATACCGGCTACGTTCTCGAGATCACCGAACGACCAGATGGTCGAACCGCCGTCTGAGAAGTTGCGCATGTGTACGAACGGTGGGTAACGGTGGGCGTAGGGTATCTCTCCTTCGTATAGTGCCTCTTCTGCATCCAGTTGGAATACGCATACGGTACGGTCGCGCATATCGTAGAACTCGTATATTGTGGCATATGAGAATGCTGGGGGCAGTCCCTCTTCTCTCATTTCAAAATGATCGAGGGTATTTTTGTCCGCAAAACCAGTATCTGTTTTTACATCCTTGATTGCTTTTGCATTAAACAAATCATTTGATTTAATTTCATCAAGTGGTAGACGTAGTCGTTGACATACCCAACGGGCCTGGTTGATGCGTCGTGCATCGGCGGGGAGAAACATGTCGTATGGGGACACATACTCAACATATGGTTCATCTGTTTCTACCATTTGTTCGGTAAGCGAGATTGACTCTACGATCTCTGCCATTGCGGCATCGCTCATCTCAAGGCCGGTTTCCGCGGCTATCTCATTAGCGGCTACCATTAGATCGGTGGTCTCGATGGCAAGATCATCAAGTGCCCTATCGACGGTTGTTTCAGAATATGACCAACCTACTTTACAAAAACCGTTTCCAAGAACAACCATGTCCTGGGTCATATCCCTCAGTACTTCGGTTGCATCCGAACGGCGCCAGTAGTAATCAAGCACGGATTTAGCAATACTACCATTTTGTTCTACTACCAATGGATCACCGTCAACTGGTGTGACTACAAATTTAGGATCCCTGGCCGCTACTGAGTTAATCAGTAGTGTCAGGTGTGGCAGGAGCATGTTTACCGTGCGTAGGAATGAACCTGGGATAGGGAATGGAAGTATACGACTAAGATCCAGTTGTGTCAGTTCCCTTTGTGCGCCGGTACGATAGAGTGCCTCGAGTAGGCGCCAGTGCTCGTGTGCCGGTTCCATACGACGAATAGCGTCGCGGATAACTGCCTGCTTGTCTTTTAGTGTGTATCGACTTTTATATGCCACGGTAACCTCTTGGTGTCTGAATCAATTCGGTCGCCATAACAAATGATTCCATTGCCTGGCGTTGCTGTTCTTCTACCTCTGCGAGATACCTGTCCCTCTCCTCTCGGAGTTTGGACAGGTTGATCGTCGTCTTTGGTTTCCAAACAACCTCCTCAGTAATAGCCTCCTCTGGGGAGGCCTCGGTATATTCTTCGATTAAAATCCACAGTGATATCGCCAAGGACATGACCAAGTCGTCATGGCAGCCCACATCTGCGGCATATCGTATGTTGCCGTTTGGTGTTTCCTGGGCTACGAATTGACCAAGTTCTATACGCAGGGCTGGGTGTATACCGTTCAAAATGGTCTGCCCGTCCCTGACTACAAGGTATTTAGCCAGACGATCAATAACGGCGCGTCTCCTGTCTACGGTCATGGGGAATGCAAATAGTCTCGTGCCCCTGGACTTCTTTGAACCAGGCGATGTGTGCATGTAGGGGTTTGGATAATCAAGGTGCCGGTGTAGTTCGTTAATAGGAAGTGCTCCCTGACCTCCCTGATCTTCAATGGCCAACTTAGCGGCCCACTCACGTCCGGAAAAGTATCGTCCCATCCGATCAAGTGCTGAGGCAAACTCGGTAGGATGTACCACATTGCTATGGTAGTAACCGACAATTTCTGGATTACCGTCGTCGTCTATGGTCATGATGTGTGCCGATGCGTAGTCTTTTCCGATACCTTGGGATGGGTCGGCGCCTATGACATAGAAACCCTTTGGGTCGGGTTCTATGGTTGCAAGATGAAGTGGTCCTGATTCGTCTGGGGTGAAAACCAACGAATGATCGTCTTTCCATGATAGGTCCCCACGGAATGTAAAATTATTGTACTCAGTCTCTGGTGGTAGTCCTACGAAACGGGGGCGACCGGATTCTCTGAATGCCTCTTCCTCTTGTTCTGGGTATTCTTGGAAGAACCGCCAGGGTTGGTCTGCAAACTCCCTGCGTTTAAGATCGTACTTTGATTTGCATGGTGTCTTTTCACCCGCGGTACCACTGCACCAACCGCAGTGCTCACTACAGCGCATGAAGGGCGATACCATCCAGGGCTTGAAGAATGCCACGAACTGGCTCTCTCGCTTCTGTGCGGCCCTGTAGGTCTTCGCAAAACGGTTGTAGGCACCACGAGCGGTACTTACGATCATCATCGAACCGCCGGCGTCCGTCGTTGGTAGTAGTGTTCTAAGTACGTCCTCTTGCAGGGAGGCGGGTTCGACAAGGGCGGCCTCGTCCCACAATACGAATGTGGCGGTCTCACCTGCGAACACACCGCCGGTGGCGGGGTTTGCCTTTAGGTTTGATACCATGCCGTCATTAAACTCGAATGAGATGCCGGTTGAGGAGTCGTTCTTGACGTTCGGTCCCCGTTCCTTCATCCAGGCGGGCAGGAACTGGTAGGCCAGGCGTGCCTGGGCCAGGTTCTTGTTGGATGATTTCTGCGTCTCAGAAACGATCAGGACGGTCGCTCCAGGCCTGAAGAGGGCCAACCATAGGGCATGGGCCATTCCGAGCGTTGTAAAGCCAATCTGACGCGCCTTGAGGGCAATTACGAAGCGGTTGGTCTTGGTCAGGGACAGTAGTTCGTTTTGGTAGTCAAAAAGTTCAAATTTAGTACGACCACGTGGGTCCTCCATCGAGGGGATCCATACATAGTTGTTGATGAAGTAGGATTCATCTTGCGCACAACGGCGCCACTCCAGTTCTACCCACAGGCGATTCAATTCCTTTTGACGCTTTAATTCAGTCATTGGGGATCTCCTTGGCTTCATGCATTGTGGGCCAGAAGTCCTGGTGCCATACGCACGCTACATTCCTACTGATACGTACTTGTACCGCCCCGCACCAGCAGACTACCGGTCGTTCTGGGTCCTCGTACTCTTCATCCTCTGGTTTTACCGCGCCGTACCAATACTCAAGGTGCTTCTCTTGACCTTCACCTGGGGCCTCGTTGAACGCATGCAGTACAGTAATCATCACGGACCTTCGCATCGCCACCCCAATTTACGCAACTGTCCCGCAACTACCTCTGGACCTACTGCTACCAGTGCCTTGCTTACCAGGTCCTCCAGATCCAGGCCCGTGAGGTCGGATGACCGACTGGCGGCCTCCTCCTCGACGAAGGGCTTGCCGTAGGTCTTGAAGTACAACTCGAGGTACTTTGGGTTGCCCTGCTTCGCGCCCTCGACCAGGGCGGCTTTCACGACTTGGTAATCGCCCTCGTCTGCTGACGTCGTCTGTTCTGTGACGGAGGTCACACTGCGGGCCTCACTTAACTCGGTCAGGCGCGCTTGAAACTCGGGGAGCGTCTTCCAACGTCGTAGTGTACGAGTCGAGACTTTGTGTTTCTCCGCCCAGGCGGTTTCGGTGTCGATCGCACCGCGTTCACTTACGGGTTTAAGCGACCACACTATGAAGGCGTTTTGAAGATCGGTTGTCTTGGTGCTCATATATACCTCGGTTAAATGAAAGGGTATACAGCAGACGGTGTGGACCGAGAGCCATATATCATAGTGCTCACCGTTGGGGGTAAAACACCGCTCCCAAGGTACCGGTTCAATCCGGAATCGGCCCCAATGGGCCGATCCAGTGACCGGCTCCTGTATCGGCCTTAGGGCCGATCCGGTTACCGGAGCACCGGTGTACCGGTGTCCTGTACCCTGGGCTTTATTATAAGCCGCCAGTGGGGAAAAAAATTCCCCACGTGCCCAAGGTCACAACCGGCAGCGGCTGGGCCGCTCAGGCGGCACCTGTGCCGTCGTACGGTCCGCACGATAGGGGGGAAAACGGGACAGATTTACGATCGGACACCGAGGTGCAAATTGACCGCTGTTTTCCCGTGCAGCGCCGGATCGATGTCCGGTCCTAAAAATGAGCAAAAATTACCGTTCACGTAGTATATATATGCGCGCGCGCCGGCCCGCGGGGGGAGCAGGGGGGTCTGGCCTGTTGCCAGGTTGCCTGTGTTGCGTGTGCCTGCGCAGGTAAGAGAAGGATAAGGTAAGAGGAAGGTAAGGATGGTGCGCGGGTATCGGGACCCTGGCTCCCTGGTGCCCCCTGACGCCGGCAACCGGCGACCGGCTGACCGGCCTCGGGTGCCTGGAGCCTGTACCCCGATAGTGGGTGCACTCTCCTAAA